GATCGCCGCATTCCGGTTCGAACCCGATGCCGGTGGCCATAGCATGAAGGTGCGCCGCAAGGGCTGCAAGCGGAAAGAGGTGCGCGAGATGGATTTGGCCGGGGGAATTGCTCGGCTCATCCACGAGCCTCGCCCCTCCGCGCTGCGCGCTGCGGGGCCAGCCTGCGGCTGTCCAAAATTGCTCCTGCAATTTTGTGAACCGTCTCGCTTCTGACGAAGCGAGACGGTCCGCATCCGCACCACGACCAACATAAAAAAAGCCGCGCAAGGCGGCTTTTTTTATGTTGGTGGAGGTGGGGGGAATTGAACCCGAGTCCACGCTAGGTTTTGTGCGCCTTGGCGGCCGAATGCTCCACAAACCCTCCACAAAGGGCCGCCGCTTTGTCGCCTGCAGTGGGGTCAACATCAGGGATCCAGCGGCCATAGGTGCGCACAATCATGACCCAATCACGATGCCCCATCTGCCCAGCGACCCACACCGGATTCTCGCCGGCACTGAGCAACGTCGAGGCGTACGTGTGACGCGTCTGATAGGGATATCGGTAGCGCACCTTGGCGCGCCGAATGGCTGGACGCCAGTGTGATTCGCGGATGGCCTTGTCGCCGCTCCACGGCTCGCCCGTGCGCGGATCGTGGAATACGATGGCGCCGGCAAGCTGCGTATGCGCGCGCTGCGCCTGTAGCGCCGCCAGAGCGCCGGGTAGGAGCTTTATCTCTCTCCGACCTGCTGACGTCTTCGGTCCCTTGATCTCGCGCGCGACGAATGCTTGGCGAACGAGAGCGAGGCCGCGCGACCAGTCGATATCTTGCCAACGCAGGGCGATCAATTCGGACGTGCGCATGCCGGTCCAGAAAGCAAACTGGATGAGGTTGCGGAATTGTCCGCTGCATTCGGCCAGGATTGCCTCACGCTCGGCTGGAGTGAATGGGTCAATATCATCTTCCTTAGGCCCGCGCCGCTTAATCTTGATGCCGTGCATAGGATCGACGGTGATGATGCCTTCCTCAAGCGCTTCGGCAAACACGCCGCGCAACGGCGTCAGGAGGTTGCTGATCCGCTTCGCCGTTGTGGTTTGCTCCCCGATCCACGCGCGAATCTGAGTGCGCGTCACGTCGCGCAGCAGCGTCCGGCCAAACACCTTGTTGAGCACGCCTACCGCACGTTCATAGCCTAGGAACGTGCTCAGCTCGATCTCTGGTTTGATGGCCTTGAGCCAGTCCTCGAGACGGGCCTCCATCGTGTCCAGCGCGCCAGGCTGCTTCGCCAGCAGCCGTGACTTCTTCGACCCTGGGAAATGTGCGTGATAGTCGAACAAGCCGCGTGCGATCTCGTCCATGATGCGCCCGCGCAGGTTGCGGGCATATGCCAGATTTCGAGGCGTCGGCGCAAGCTTGATCCGCTCCTCGCACGGCACGCCGCGAAACCGAAACCGAATTCCTATGCTGCTTTGGCTTGCGGCAAAGACACTTCCCCGATCGCCCATTTTTCGTAGCCCTCCGTGTCGATCAGGATACGCCCGTCTGGGGCCTTGATCCAAACCTTGCCCTCAAGCCAGTCTCCGCGCTTGATCTTCGAGCGGATCGCGTCCGGCGTGTAGCCGGAGATTTCCGCGAATTTGTCAATGGTGAGATGGCGCAGGATCACCCCAGTCTCTCCCTCGCTTCCTCATAAGCACGCTGCACGCGATGGAACGCCTCGGCATCTCCACCGCGGTCGGGATGATGTTTGCTGCGCAGCGCTCGATATGCAGCTTCGATTTCGGCGCACGGCGCGGTTTGCTCGACACCGAGCACGGTCCACCAGCCATCGTCGGCCGGCGGCGGCAGCGCCGTGAAGCCGGTGAATGCGCGATCCAGAATCTCGGCCCCGCCGTGGCGCTCGATTGCGCGCATCGCTTCGAGTGTGGCTGCGATGGCGGCGAGGTTGTCCGCGACGCGGGTATAGCAGTCGATTGCCATGCACCGCATCGCGCCGGTCTTGTCGATCCAGTACACCGCGGCGCCGCTGTCGTCGGGTTCGCGCTGATCGCTGCGCGGCATACCGTCGAGCCGCAGCGCGAGGTTCGTCGAGATCACGACGTCGTCGTCGCGCAGACCCATACGGTCCAATTGCTCACGCACTCGGCGGACTGCCTCTGCCACGCTCACGTCCTGACGAACGCGGTACGACGCGCCGGAGGAATAGCGTGACGTGCTGAATTTGCCGAACTTGAAGCCTGGGCTGCGCTTCCATCCAGCGGGCCAAGTGAGAGGATAGGCGGTGATGGTCATGCGGCTTCCTGATTTTCCAGAATATCGAAGAGGGTAGGCATCAATAGGTCGCGCTCGGCCGCGGCGCAGTACGCGGCACCGTCGAGCCAGTAGCGATTGTTCAGTTCGATGCCGACGCCGTGTCGGCCGAGTTTGATCGCGCAATACGGGACCGTCATCAGGCCGCCGAACGGATCGAGAACGGTCTCGCCGGGCATCGTGTACTGCTCGATGCAGCGGTCGACGATGTCAAACTGCAGGGGGCACAGGTGCATTTCCTTGCCCTTCGCTGCCTGCGAACCGTTGAGCGTACGCATGCGCGTAATATCGGTCCACACGTCCGGATGCCAGCTCTGCGGCTGCAGGAGCATGAACGTCGTCGGCAACCAACCGGATTTGTCCACTGCCTCGGCGATCTTCACGTCGTGGCGGAAGTCATAGACATTGCTCAGCGAGTGCTGGCGGAACATCCGGAAGATGGTTGCCTGGTCGAGGCCTTCGAGTTCTTCAGGAGTCAGCGGCCGATCTCCGCTCGAGCGAGCGAAGCCGTGCGCGTCGTATTGCCACCGCGCTCTGGTGTACACCGCCTTGTCCTTCACGACCGGCGTATCCGCATAGCCGTTGCTGCGATCAGTCGGCGGCTTCCGGAACAGCAGCACGTATTCCGGCATGCCGTTCCCCATGCGCGAACCGTCCTTGCACTGCTCCGTCCAGCCGAGGCGGTAGGTCTGGTTGTTCTCGCGCACCACGTCAGTAACGATCGTCTTGCGCGACAGGAACGCGAAGCCGTGCTTCTGGAAGTGTGCCACGCATTCGTCCGAGAACGGTTGCACCGTCTGGAATCCGAACCCGTTGATGCCGCCCGGGGTGATCCGGTCCTTGACGTGGATCGCCGCTACGCGCCCAGGCTTGAGCACGCGCAGCAGGTTCGGCGTCAGGAAGTCCATCTGCTTCCAGAAGTGCGCGTTGTCGTCCGTGTGCCCGAAATCGTTGTAACTCGGCGTGTACTCGTACTGCGTCGCGAACGGGATCGACGTGACGATCAGGTCGACGCTGTGCTCGTCCATCGCGGCAGTCTCGATCACGCAGTCATTGTTGATGACGCGATAGTTCGCGCCCGAGGCCTCGACACGCTCGACGCCGAGCGAACGTGCCAGCGAATGCGCGGCCGCAGCGTGCGCCAGGCCGAACTCGCGGATGATCTCAGTCATTTTCGCTACCATCTCCTCGTGCTGTTTCCATTTGCGTTCGAGCTGCCGGCGAATGCCGCGCTCGGCCTCTGTGTAGATCAGGTCGATGCGCACCGGCTTCGTTTGCAGGAATCGCTGTACGCGGTGGATCGCTTGGATGAAGTCGTTGAACTTGAAGCCGATGCCGAGGAAGACCTCCCACGCGCAATGCCGCTGGAAGTTGCAGCCGCTGCCGGCGATGACGGGTTTTGCTGCAAGCTCGGCGAATCGGCCGTCCGAGAAGTCGATGATGGCCTGCTCGCGCTCGTCGAGGTCTTGTGAGCCGTAGACACTGCGCGCGGTCGGAACAGCAACCTCGATCGCGTCGCGCTCGGCCTCGAGGTCGTGCCACAAGATGCGATGCGCGCCGGGATCCTCTGCGCGAATCTCCTGCATCTTGGCGATGCGCGCCGCGAGGCTATCGCGCTTCTCCCGCGCGGCATCCTGCACGCCTATCGCGGCGTTGCGGAACAAGCGGCCCTGGCCATCCTTCTCCGCTCCGGCCTCTCGATGATCGGTCGGCACTTCGTGCCAGCGCACGTCAAGCGGCGGCAACTCGTAGCCTTCGTCGCTGAAACCGAGATCGCTCGGGCGTTGCACGAACAGCGCCCACGATGCCATCCACAGCCAGAATTCCCGTTCCTTGTGCGCGTGCAGGGTGAGCTGGTCGGCCTTCTCGCTGTTGCGCTTAAAGAACCGCGTCTTTGCCTGGCCCACATCCATCACGTCGAGATAGGCCGAATACGCGAGCAGTTCGATGTATTCGTTCGGGCTCGGCGTAGCGGTCGCGACGAAGCGATACGGCACGCCTTCTCGGCGGACGCCTGCGGCGCGATCGTCGCCGGCGAACAGGCGCATGAACTCGCGGAAGGTCTTCGTGCCGCCGAAGCCGCGCAGGCAACTCGCTTCATCAAGGCTCGCGACGATGAATAGCAACGGATCTAGCTTGCTGTCGCGGATCGTCTCGTAGTTGGTCAGGTAGACCGATACGCCGTCCTCGATCTCATCGGCGCGGCGGATGAACTTGACCCTGATCCCGAGCATCGCCGCGTCGCGGATGAATTCCTGGCGCACGCCGAGCGGGATAACGATCAGACCGAGGCCTGAACACCGCGCAGCGATGATCCGCACAATCTCCAGTTGGATGACCGACTTTCCGAGGCCGAAGGCCGCGAAGATTGCACGGCGACCGCCGGCAATGGCCCAGCGCACGATCGCGCGCTGGTGAGGCTTGAGGATCGGATTGATTTCCGCGTCATCGACAACGAAGCCGATGCTCGACGCTGCCGCGACTTTGCAGCGCAGGAACTCGTTGTAGGCATCGACCGCGAGATTCGTCACGCCGCAGCTCCTGGCGCATTCGCACGCGCGCCATAGAACGGCTTGGGCTTCCGCCACGACTTGCGGCCCCAGATATCCGAGATGGTCGACGGCGCGACACCGTAGCGGTCGGCAAGGTGCTGCCGCATGTTCACGCCGCCATGGCGCTTTGCGCGACGGATTTCGACCACGTCGGCCGGCGTGAGCGATGCCGTGATGCCCTGCCGGCAGTTCTCGGCCTGCGTCATCGCTTGCAGATGGTGCGGGTTTACGCACGCATGGTTGCCGCACTTGTGGCTGACTACCAGCCCGTCGGGGATGGAACCGAAGAGCTGCATCCAGAGCCACCGGTGCGCCAGCATGGACTTGCCGGCGAACTGCTTGCGGCCGTAGCCGCCATCGTCGATGCTGCCCGTCCAGGTCCAGCAATCGCCGGGCTCTTTGCCGAGCTTCACGAGCGGCTTGAGTGTGACGCCGGGTTCGTGGCTCATGCTGCGGCCCTTGGCGTGAGGTCGTGTGCACGTGCGAAGTCGTAAAAGTCCGCAGCCAACGCCGCGCAATCCCGATGCAGCCCTGGATAGCGGAACTGTTCTAGGGTGTGGAAAGCGAACACCTCATACACCGGCCCGTCGTGCTCGGCATCGTCGATCGGCGACATCTCGAACACATTCCAGCGGAAGCGGTCAGCCTCGAACAGGTCGAGATAGAACCGCCACTGATAGCCTTCGATATATCTCTCGGGATCGAAGCGCGCCGTGGTCTTGTGATCGTCCACGCGCCGGCCTTCGATGCAATCCACCTTGCCGGTCACGCGCAGCGGCCCGTAGTCCTTGTAGCCGCGAATCTCGCGTACGCGCGGCAGCGCAAGCGTCACGTCTGCCCGGATGATGAACTTGTAGCCCTCGGCATAGAGAATGTCGCATTCACCTTCCTGCGCGGTTTCCAGCGCGGCGTGCAGCGCTGTGCCGGCCGCCATTGCCGGTGACGGAAGGGATTCCTCGCGGATACTGGCGAGAAGCGGCTCAAGCTCCGCGTCCTCGCTCCCGCGCCAGTACCGGTATGCTTCGAGATTGGAGACGCGAGCGAGCATTACGCCACCCTTGCCTGCGGCGCGATGTACTCGCCGGCTTTTTTGTCGAACACCAGGCCGGCAACGGTAGCGGCGTGCGCAAACAGCGCTTGAACCGCCTGTGGCTGTTTCTTGATCGCCGGCAACTCGGCGTTGAACGCATCGACGCCGTCGAGTTCTTCGATGCGCGCACGCCATTCCTCGAGCATGGCCTGCGCCTTCACCTGTTCCTCGGTGAGGTAGTTCAGGTGGTTTTTAATCCGCACGATGACGGTATCGAGAAAGTCGGCGAAATCTGGTGAGTTCTTGTGTGGGATTTCGAGCGGATCGAGTTCGCCCGGGTTCTTGCCGAAGCTCGCATCGGTGGGCGAGAACAACAACATGCGCTTGCCATTCGCGATCGTGATGCGTCCCATCGCGTCGGCGGCCTTGTAGATTTCACCCTTGCTCCCGCCCTGCACGTCGAGGCGTTCGACGATCTCATCGCCGCTGCGCTGCTCGTCCATATGAGCGATCAGCACTACGTCCTTGCCGAGGCCGTTCAGGTGCTTGAGCCATGCCACGAACTCAGCCTTAAGCGAGCCGTAGCCCTGCAGCGTGAGCGCGCCACCGCGGCCTTTCTTCGCATCGCGGCGGATGATGTCAGCGCTCAGCACGTCGAGCGCTCGGCCGGCCGTGTCGACGATCACCGTATTGAATGGCGCGAGGTCGTCGGCTGTGATGCTTGCTACGTCATTCCACGAGCCGACGCGCACGATGTCCTTGCGGTTCGCCGCACGGTGCGCGCCGTTGTCGAAGTCGAGTAGCAGGGGGGACGACGCGGTAAACGCGAGCGAGGTTTTGCCCAGGCCCGGGGCGGCGTAGATGCAGACGTTGAGACGTTCGACCTTGATCGGGTCGGACGAGCGGACGATTTTCAGGCTCACAGATTGCTCCTCGGATTCTCTGCCCGGATCCGCCGGGCGCGGTATGGGGTGGAGTCGAGAAATCAGGTTTCTAGCGCTGGGTGATATTCATTTGCGCCAAGGCCGAACGTCCAGGCGACAGCTTCATGCGCCTTGCGGATATCTGGAGGCACACGAATCATGTATTCCTTGAAGCGCGAGCCTTCTGGTGCATCCAATGCTGCTTTTGCGGCATCGCCGAAGCTCGCAATCGCTTCCTCGCGTGACATGACGCCGTCAGGCTCGGGTGTAGAATTCAGAACTCGCACCATGACGATCGGCTCGTCGTCAACAAGTTCTTTGCGATAGAGAATCCCAATGGCGTCGCGATGGATGACCTTAGCCCCAGAGTCAAGCAGATAACGACTGGCGCCATAACGCTCAATCATCACCCGGCGGATTTCCGCGTTGGGCTCATCTTCGATGCGCTTGGTCGTGATCGCCCGCGGCTCCTCGACGATATCTGCAGGAACAACCACACCGTGTATGGCGTATATGGCCCATCCGTCTCGATATGCGATGGCGGGGCCGGTATCGCAATGCAGGCGTCCTTGATCATCGCGATTGATCAAGCTCGGTCGATCGCTGATCGCCAGCACGTTTTCATGCCACCAGACCCAGCCGCATGACTTGACCAAGGCTTCATCAATATCGAAGCGGTGGAGTACCGGATCGCGCCATCCCATCACGTCACGAAAAAAACTGACGTAGGCGCACCAACCGGAAAGCCACAACTGGCCGCCGCGGTAGTTATAGATTCCAGACCCGACCTGCGACCCGACCTGCGACTCGACCTGCGACTCGACCTGCGACCCGACCTGCGACCAGACCTGCGACCAGACCTGCGACCAGACCTGCGACCTGACCTGCGACCTGACCTGCGACTCGACCTGCGACCTGACCTGCGACTCGACCTGCGACCAGACCTGCGACCAGACCTGCGACCTGACCTGCGACCTGACCTGCGACTCGACCTGCGACCAGACCTGCGACCTGACCTGCGACTCGACCTGCGACTCGACCTGCGACCCGACCTGCGACCTGACCTGCGACCCGACCTGCGACTCGACCTGCGACCCGACCTGCGACCAGACCTGCGACTTGGTCTTTCCCAACTCGCGGAGCATCGCCCAACCAAGAATGCCGCCGAGCGTCGCTCCGTACGGGCTACTCATGCGCAACACGACCATGGGTTTGTTGAGATTGCAGAGCTTGTAAGCCTTCAATGCCGCCTCTGTTGCGGTATCGAAATCAGCCGGCTCGGTTGAGAGTCCAATCTCGATATATTTTTGAACCCATTCCGGAAAGCGTGCTTTCTGTTCTTCGGTGATGGTCGTGATGCGCATGGTTGCTCCCTCAGTCGGCGACGTTGCGAATTTCTTCCGGGGTGTACTCGCGCTGCTGCACGATTTCATAGAACCCCGTTGGCAAAGGAACGGGCGCATGTTCTTCGTGGCGAACGACAGCGTTCTTGACCACGTTAAGGAAGCGACGCACGACGCCGGCCGCATCAGCGAGCGAGAACTCAATCGCTTCACCTGGTGCAATAGCATGCGCATGGCCGGTAACTTCGCCGTACGCAAGAACGATGCGATCCTTTGGAGTCACATCCTTTGCGCCAGGCGGAATCGCCTTGATCGAGCGAACCAAAACATCACCTTGACGATACATTTCCATCTTCATTTCCTCGTTGTTTGCCGCTAAGCGGCGTGTGGTGAACTCAGTCAGTTGGCCCGGCGATGCAATCCGAGCACGTAGAAGCGCGCAGCCCACGCGGCGCGGCGCTCGTCGTTCGTCAGCACGACGACGGACTCCATGCGACGGGTCGCGCGTTGGATAATTGAATGCGCACCAGTGCGGATGAGGCGGCGACCGATTGCCCGGTCGACCAGCAAAGCGGACTTGTTCATCACGCAGCCCTCGGTGGTTCCGGGAAATCAGGCGACTCGCAAGACTTCGCCCACGCGACAGCGCTGTGCACCGCGTCATTGACGCTCCGACCGCCCACGATCGAGCGCACAACGCGCGCGCGCGCCTGAGCGAGGATCGTCGCGGTCACCTTGCCGCGCAGCTCGGCGTCGACGCGGTCGCGGCCCTGCTGCTCAACGTCGGCGGGCTGCCGGAATCGGGAAAAGAAATCGAGGACGATTGCGCTCATGCGACTTTCTCCTGATGGGTCGGCTGCTCGCGCTTCGCAGAGAATTCCTTAAGTAACGCCTCAAGCTCGATCCTCTCGAAGGCCGTAATGTCGAAGTCGAAGCCGAGAGAGACGGCATCGGCGATGAGGTTCATCGTTGTGCGGATGCGCGTGCGATCGAGACTCATGCGGCAGCCCTCAATTCGACGGCCTCGACTTCGATCCAGCCGCCGCCGCCACAACGCTCGCATGTGATGGCGCGCGCATATTGCGGATCGCTGTTGTCGGGCAGTTCCTCGAACGACCCTTCGCCTTCGCATTCAGGACAGTCGACGGCGAAATCCGGCCTCTCGTCACGGCGCTGATTGCGATGACATGCGTTCAGTGTGGCGCGGAAATCAGCGGGAGAGTCGAACTGGTCGAGCTGCGGAATCATGCCGCGCTCTCCTGCGGTGAATGCGCCAGCGCAACCCGCAGCTGCTCGATCAGCGCTCGAGCCTCGGCATCGGTCAGCGGCGCAAAGAACGCACCGAACAGGCATACCGTCACGTGATCGTTGTCACGGCGGGCGGTGGGCGAAATCAGCATTTTGCTATCGCTGAGCTTCATGGGATTCTCCAGGCCGCGGTGGCGGCGTGGAAAGAATACTAAAGCAATGCTTTATGAAATGTCAAGCGTTGCTTTAGAAAATTTGGCTATCCCGTCTCTCGCCCCCGAATCGCGGGCACGAAAAAGCCGCCTTGTAGGCGGCTGCGGTGGCGAAATGGACTACTTGAAAGTCAACTTATCATTTAGGCAGAAATTCCTTGATCTTCATCTGTGCCTCGGAATAGGTCATACCATCTAGCGCCATGCGCACTTCTGTGGGTCCCTTCCGAAGGGATGCCGTCTGCACTTGAAGCTGAAAAATATCGCACTGCACATCAGTTGGCGACGATTTGCATATCGTTCGAATCGAGTGCTGAAAGGATTCGAAATTCGTCCCGTCAATCCTTTGCTGCTGGCATCCTAAAAGTAAAAGCGACGCTGCGGCGATGAGAACATATTTGCTCATATTTCTCCCCGTCTTAACCCCTGAGATTACCCCGTGGTCCACTACTTGACCATCAATCATGTGGGGTAGACATGGCTGACTTCGACCGAACCGATCCTAAGTATCGCGCCTGGTGCCGCGAGCAGAACCAGCGCGCCGTCGAACTCGCGATGCCGCTGCCTCATCGTCACGAACTCGCTCAGCGATATCAGATAGTGCTCCAAGCAGCTTGTAATCAGTCGAAAAATTCTCGCCGCCAGATTCCTTCAGGTCAGCGAGAAATTCCGATGCTGCACCTGGTACCCGCCGCAACAATACCGTCGCCAAGCTCTCGATCGCAATTTGCAGAGCTGTCACGTCGTCATTTGCACGTCGTTCGCGACTGAAAATTGGAACGGCAGATGCTGCTGAATCTTCATCGCGCACTGATGCATCCATGAAGTATTCGATCCTGCGCTTCGTATGTTTCGCGAGCGCAGGAATATTAGATTTGTCGATCGTGCCAGTGTCCTTCCAGCCGACGATTGCCTGCGCCGAAATGCCCAATTCCTCGGCAATGCGCGCCTGCGTTCCGCGTGGCGACTGTTCTATCGCCAGCGTAATGCGGCGCGCGAGTTCTTTGTTCGTCAGTTCAAGCATTGCTTGATTGTCCGCGAGTGTTGAGCGGCTTGTAAGAAAGCAATGCTTTACATTCCGCTTGACTTTAGAGGTAAAGCTATGCTTTACTTTTCGAATGGACGAACTTGAACGATTCATCATGTCGCTCTCTGCTGGGCAAGCAGAGCTTGCTCGAAAGCTCGAAGTTACCCCTCAAGCCGTGAATCAGTGGGTAAAGAGCATTCGTCCAGTCCCGCCACGGCATGCTCTCAAGATTGAAGAAATCTCGAATGGCGCAGTCTCGCGTCACGACCTGCGACCCGACATCTTCGGACCACCTCCCGAATCCGCGCCTCGCCAAGAGGCGGCGTGATGTGATCAGTGCAATTTCTCCCATATCGCCGCGCGCAAGCGCATCCCCGTTCCCAACTCCTTGCGGCGGATTTCGCGTGCGGCGCTTTTTTCTTTCTTCGGTTCGCATGGGTTTTATTTTGCCCGCGCGAGCTTGTCCGACGCTGTAACACTATGAGGAACTGAGTGTGACAGACCAGCAATTGAGCCTGATTTGCGATACCTACGACGATGCGATCCGCGACACAGCAGTAGCGCTCGGCGGCTTCAAGCGGGTCGGCGTGTTGCTCTGGCCGACGATGCCCGCGGACGAAGCAGGGCGCCGTTTCGCGAACTGCCTGAATCCAGACAAGCGAGACAAGTTCTCTCCAGGCGATCTTGCGCTGCTGCGTCGCGAAGCCCGCAAGACCAACGTGCACACGCTGGCCGCCTTCGAGATGAGGGATGCCGGTTATGCCGAGCCGCAGCCGGTCGAGCCCGAGGATGAGCGCGCTGCGCTGCAGCGGGCCTTTGTCGAGCAGTCCAAGGCGATGCAGGCGCTATTCGTGAAGATGGAACGAGCCGGGTTGAGGGCCGCTGCGTGACCGTGGAAAGTCGTTGCACGCTTTGTCAACCGCACAGGACGACAGTTTCAGGACAGGCATGAATCATCGCTCGATGAATAGGACCAACGACTACTTCAAGCGCCAGCTCGCGCACTGCGCTGAGGCGATCGCGCTGTGCGAGCGTACTCCGACATCACAACAGCTTGCAGATGCCGAAGCTGCGCTCGCCGTTAGCGCACCGGCACCGCAGGCAGAACTTAAATTGAGGGTTGCATGAGCGGTGACTGGATCAAGATGCGTGATGACCTGACCGAAGATCCGGCAGTCGTAAGCATTGGCGAAGCGACAGCGCTTGATGAGTTCGCCGTTGTCGGACGCTTGCATGCGCTATGGTCATGGGCGGGGAAGCATAGCGTCGACGGTAACGCTGTCAGCGTTACACCTCAGTGGATAGATCGCAAAGTTGGATGCGTCGGATTTGCTGCGGCGATGATCGAGGCTCGATGGCTGGAGTCAGACGGGAAGACTGTCACTTTCCCGAGATTCGACCGGCACAACGGAGAAACCGCGAAAAAACGGGCAGTTACGAATAAACGTGTTGCCGAGCATCGCGAAGTGAAACGCTCAAGTAACGCTGATGTAAACGCAGATAGCGTTACAGATGTAACGCATGCTGCGTTACAGAAAGCGTTACCAGAGAAGAGAAGAGAAGAGAAGAAAGAAGATCAAAAGCTTTCGTCAGCAGCTTCGCCTGCTGACCCATCGGTTGATCGAGTCGAGGGAGATGCGTTGACCCTGACGCCTCCCGTCGACCTAGGCGAGCACAAGGCCGAGAGACTTCGCCAAGTCACCGATGACGCGATCGCTGCGTTCAATGCTCGCTTGGGCAAACCTGCCGGCCTGCTGCCAGCCGTGCACGCAACCATCGGCCGCGAGAAGCGCCAAGCGCAGGTGAAGCGCTGCGCACGACTGGCCCGGCAAATCTGCGAGCAGCAGTTCGGCTCGCCAACAATCACCCGCGAATTCTGGGACGCGTACTTCGCCGAAATCGACACCGACCCGTTCCTATCTGGCCGGCAGCAGCCCGGTCGCGGGCACGAGAACTGGACCCCAAGTTTCGAATACCTCACGAGGGAGGATGTGATGTTGAAAGTATTCGACCGCGCGACATCGTCGCCGACGGCTGGTGCGGCATGAGCAAATTCAAGAATTCGAAAATCGCACCGCCGATAGACGCGGCGACCATCGCCAGCATGTCGATGCGCCAGTTGCAGGAGAGCTACGCGCAATGCTCAAGAGCCGCGGCGTCCGCTTCGCGGGCCTGCGCACAGCTCGGTCGTGCCATGAAGAAGGCCAAGCGCGCGGAGGAAAAGCGGGTATGACGCGCTTTGACGACATGCCGTTGCCGCCGCACTCCATCGATTCCGAGCAGGCGGTGCTCGGCGCCCTGATGCTCGATGAACGTGCATTCACACGAGTTTCTGACTGGCTCGAAGAGGGTGACTTCTACCGCAAGGATCACCAGTTGATCTACCGCGCGATCAGCGAACTCGCGGACCGCAACATGCCCTTCGATTCGGTCACATTGGCTGACTGGTTCGAGTCGAACAACCTGTCCGAACTCGTTGGCAGCTCGAGCTATGTGATTGAGCTATCGAACACCACGCCAAGTGCGGCGAACATCGCGGCCTATGCGGAAATCGTCCGGGAGAAATCGAAGCTGCGAAAGCTGATCGATACCGGCCAGCGTCTCGTGGCAAACGCCCTGCGGCAGACCGGAACGGATTCGAACAACATCGCGACGGCGGCAGCGGCCGAGATCGCTGCGCTCGGCGCGGCGTCGCGCGGCGGTCTGGCGCTGGCGAAATCGAGTGTCGGGGCGTGGTTCGCCGAATTAGGCGCGCGCTTCGATAGGCACGAGGAATACACGGGCGTCCTGACTCCGTGGGCGAATCTCAACGACCTGACGCTCGGCCTGCAACCCGGCGACCTGATCATCATCGCTGGCCGGTCGAACATGGGCAAGTCCGTCACCGGCTTCCAGATCGCCTTGCACAACGCGCTCGCCGGCGCCCGCACGTCTGTGCATTCGCTCGAAATGCGCGACAAGCAGGTGATCCAGCGCGGCATTGCCGCATTCGGTGGAATCTCGCATCGAGCCCTGCAACGTCCGCGTGATCTTGACGATGCGGATTGGGCGCGCGTCACCGGCATGACGACGCGCCTCGCAGCGTCACCGCTGCTGATCGACGATCAGGCGGGCATCACGGCGGCCCAAGTCGCCGCGCGCGCCAAGCAGGCGCATCTGCGCGCACCGCTGACGCTATCGGTCATCGATCACTTGCATGCAGTGCGCAGGCCTGGCCGCGATCCGGTAAACGAACTTGGCGACGTCGCGCAGACGTTCAAGAACCTGGCGAAGGAACTGAACATCCCGATCGTGCTGCTCGCGCAGCTCAATCGCGCCAATACCGCACGCACCGATCACCGGCCGACGATGGCCGACCTGCGCGGATCTGGTTCGATCGAGGAAATCGCTGACGTGATCCTACTGCTGCACCGCGAGGATTACTACGACCGCAAGACGCACCTCAAAGGCGTCGTCGAGATGATCGTGGGCAAAGGCCGTGACATCGAGACGGGCGGCACGCTGTATTTCCGGAATCACTACGACCAGATGCGCATCGAGCAGTGGGAAGGCCCACTTCCCGAGCCGACCGGCTCCGACGAGAAGGCGAAGAAGGCCACAGGATTCAAAAAGACCGTGACGAAAGCCGATGACTACCGTTCAGCGAAGGAGGGCGAATGACTTTTCGAGTGACGCTTGGTGTGGATCCGGGCCAGACCGGCGCAATCGCAGTGCTCGCCGATGGCGCATGCGCGGGCTTCATTGACATGCCGATCATGTTGCGCAAGGCCGGCGGCCACGAGGTCAATGCGGCCGAGTTGGCGAACAAGCTGCGCGAGATCGTGCGCGCGCATGCCGGCGCCTACTTCATTGCGATCGTGGAGGCCGTCTCTGCGATGCCGAAGCAGGGCGTGTCATCAAGCTTCCGCTTTGGTGAATCCTTCGGCGCACTCAAGGGTGTGCTCGGCGCCCTGAATATTCCATACCGACTTGTTCCGCCGCAGATGTGGAAGCGGCACCTACGGCTCACCGGCTGCGACAAAGACGCGGCCCGCACGATGGTGATTCAGCGATTCCCAGAGATCGCCGAATCGATGAAGCGGAAGAAAGACGTTGGCAGAGCCGATGCGCTCTTGCTGGCGCTCTGGGGCGAAACCACCGAGCAGGTCGCGAAAGCGGCATAACCAAAGAGGAGCAATCATGAGTTTCGAAATCAATCAGCAGTGCGTGATCGAGCACGTCAACGTGCGCCGCGGCAAGAACGACGAGAGCGAGGTCGCGATCGACATCAAGCTTTCGTGCGAGGACATCCCGGCAAAGGCCATCGCGGGCATCTTGCGCGCGGCGAACGATGAGGAAGTCATCAAGTCGTTTTTCGGCGACGACGCGGATCAGAACAAACGCTTCCTCGGCATTGGCGCACTCAGCGTCGAAGAGGAGTTCGAAGGCAAGCACATGATCAAGATTTCGAGCTTGTCGAAGATGCGCGTGCTTAAGCTCGCGAAGATCAAGCTGACGCCGCGCGCGAAAGGCCTGTTCGATGGCGTGTTTCGGATCACGGTCGAGCAGCCGCCGCAGAACTTCATCGAAGCGGTCGCCGAGAAGATCCATCGCTCGGTGAACGTGCGCCTCGAGCAGGACGTGCAGGAACTCGACTTCAAGCCAAGCGACAAACCGGCCGAAGAAGCGAAGAAGCCGGGCCGCCCGCGCAAGCTGCAGGGCGAGGACGTGCAGCCGGCACTGCACTGACGTATGCCCGCCGCAGCCGCCACGAAGACCGCGCGCGCCAAGAAACCGGCGCGTCCGATCTATCTGACCGTCCAGCAGCTCGTCCGTCCAGACACGGGCGAGCTGATCGGCGCGCTCGTCCCGTCGACGCAGTGGGATCAGCGAGCGATGCGCGAGCGAAAGCTCAAGGTCGGAACGCAGGTACGAGGTCGACTTGAGAAGCCTCGCAACGTGAAGCTGCACCGCCTAGGGCACGCTCTCTGCAAGTTCGTGGCCGAGCGCGTGCCGGGCTTCGAGGACGAGGACGGGCACAAGGCGCTCAAGCGACTGCAGCGCGAGTGTGGCGCGTACTGCGAGGCCTACGAGATCGACCTCGGCCCGCTCGGCAAGGTCCAGGCGTCGCAGGCGCGCTCTGTGGCTTTTGACGAAATGGAAAACGATGAGTTCGCCGATCTGTTGAAGCAGATCAGCCGTCACATCGCGGCCAAGTACCTCACTGCGATGACACCGGAAGAGATCGAGGCCGCGGTCGAAATGATGATTCAGGAGTGAGCAATGTTCGAATCGGATGAAACGTTCTGGACCGTGATCATTCTCACCATTGTGCTTGCCTTCGCAGCCGGCACCTATTGGGCTCTTCAGGCCGAAGCAAAGCAGCGTGCAGCATTCATGGCCGAATGCCAGCAAGAGCGGAAGCACTACGAGTGCGTCGCGATGTGGCGGCAGGGTGAAAGTTCAGTTGCGCCAATGCCAATGACGATCATCGTTCCGGTGCGCTGATGCGAAGCAAGAACAGTCGACCGCTGAATAATGCAGAGCGCCATCATCTTGAGCGCGTCAAGTCGCTGCCGTGTTCCTGGTGCGGAGCGCCATCCCCGAGCTACGCGCACCACATCAAGCAGGGGCAACACTGGACCTGTGTCGCAACTTGTTGGGACTGCCACCAAGGCCCGAAAGGGTTGCATGGCGATCAGACTTTGCAGCGCGTGTACCGCATGGACGAACTAGACGCCCTGGCCGTGACGATCGCGAGGCTTGCCGCATGACGCAACGCCAATGTCTCGCCCTGGAGTTCGTAATGGTATTCCTCGCCGTCAAGGCAGCGTACGGCCGAGTGAGCTATACCGATTTCCGTGTGCGTGCTGCTCGACGCAGATATCGGGCGGCTTGCGCATGACGTTCATGACGCGACCGGAGCAGTTCGCCGACTGGCCGATAGCTAAGCGATTGAAGGCGAAGATCCTCGCGGATCCTTGCGCGCACTGCCTATGCCGAGAGCCGCAGACTGTGTTCGGCAAGACTGTGTGCGGCAGCGGCGAGCTTGGGCGCAACTGGTGGACATGCACGCGCGACGGGCGAAAGCCTACTTTTGAACTTGATTCGGAGACGATTCGATGAGCGATGAATTGCTGGCAATGCTGGAGCCTCGGTCTCCTGGTTTAACGCAGGGGAGAGGGGGTATTCCCGAGATTACCGCCTTGGATGTTGCCGGCGCGCTTGGCTGCGCGCAGGACAAGTTCGCTTCCGCATGCTTCCAAATCGTGAGAGGTGGATCGCTGCACAACTTCCCGCACGTCGATGAACTACTCGCATGCCGGCAGTTCGTTGAATGGCGCGAGCGCGCGGAGCGCTTGATCAATGCGCAGATCAAGGTCGCTGCTGCCCATCGAATGGGGAGAGGCGCGCAGCATGCCAAGCTAGAAATCGAGGGCGCGCGCGCAGCAATGTGGCCGGCGTTGGACGACTACGGCGGAAAATACGAGATGATCCGCCGCGCAGTCGTTGCCGAGCTACGATTCCCGAGAATCTGCCCGCTATGCAACGGCACATCGGAGATCACGAGGGAGAGCCGGATCGTGCCCTGCACGGAATGCGATGCGCGCGGCGTTCTGCCGATAAGCGATCGGCAGCGCGCACTCGCGATGAAGATTGACCATACCAATTACCTGCGGTCCTGGCGCAAGGTCTACGAATGGACGTATAGGCTCGTATCAGATTCCGTTGCAACTGGTCGAGAGGAATTCGAAGCCGCACTCAAATAGTGGTGCGTCGAGCCGCACCAAAACCCACCTTTTTTTGCGCTACTCTACGCGCGACCAAAGTACCCACCGAAGCCCGCGCAAGCGGGTTTCTTCGTTTTCAGCGGCTTAGATCAGCAGCAGATCGCCGGGCCCATAACCCGGAAGTCGTCCGTGCAAATCGGGCAGCCGCTACCATTCAATGCCCCGTCAAGCCGAATGATCCGATGCTCCCCGGACGTCGGTGGATTGGCCGACGCCAATCGCGGGGCGACCCATATCTGCGGCAGTTAGAGCAAGTCCTCGCCCATATCGTGAGATGGCAGCGATGAGTCTCGTGGATTCCCAAAGGTGAAGAAATCGCTGCCGCAGACCCTATTCGATGACTCCAATCACTGCCGACCAATTGCGTATTGTCATGCCGCACAGCGGCGCGAAGGCGGATGCGTTCGTCGGCTCGATCAATGATTGCCTGCCGCGCTACGGCATAGACGTGCCGGAGCGAATAGCCGCTTGGCTTGGGCAGATCGCCGTCGAGTCCGGCGAGTTTCGCTATGTGCGCGAGATATGGGGTCCGACGAAGCTGCAGTTGACGTATGAGGGCCGTATCGACTTGGGCAATACGCAGTCCGGGGACGGGTTCCGTTTTCGCGGTCGGGGACTGATCCAGATCACTGGCCGCGCGAATTACGAGGCGGCAGCGAAAGCGCTCGGAGCTGATTTGCTCGATAAGCCGGAGCTACTCGAAACGCCGGCATTAGCGACCGCGAGCGCGTGCTGGTTCTGGCAGGCGCACGGTCTGAACGAACTGGCTGATGCGAGGGATTATGTCGCGATCACGCGGCGAATCAATGGAGGTCTATCGCACTACACGCAGCGAGTCGAATACATCGATCGCGCGCGCGCAGTGCTGGGGCTGATGTGAGGCAATCAACATGACGAGTGCAACGGCAATGCTTGAAGAAATCCCCGGCGCATCGAATGTATCCGCCCCGACATCGCTCTTAGGATGGCTGACGGCGGCGGCCACCGTCGCGGTGCCATCGATGCTGTGGGGGATATCGAGGCTGCGCATAATGTGGTCGCGCGATGCCGTCGATAGGGCCAGCGCTGATGGGCAGGGCGATGTGATTGCCACGCTGCGCGCACAGCTTGCCGCGGAAACCGAGCGCGCCAATAAGAATGGTGCGGCGCGTGACGCGGCGATCGACCAGATCGGGCAACTGCGTGTGCAGGTTCAAGACTTGACACTGCAAGTGCAACTGCTGACCGCACAAGTTCAATCGCTCAAGGCTTTTCCGAAATGAATATCGCCGCACCAGTTCGTGCATGGTGGAAGAATCATGAAGGCTGGATCGCTGTGGGCGCCTTTGCCGTCGGCGTCTTCGCCTTGGGCTCGCTATTCGGCGCGTGGCGCGCGGGTATCGACTATCAGTTGCAGTCCAACCGCCTGGACGAATCGCATACGGTCGCGCTTGAGGCGAAAGATGCAACGATTCACGCGAAGGATGATCTGATCGCCAAGCTCGCCGGCACAACCGCAACGGCGAGTGCCGCGGCGGCGCAAGCAACCGATCAGGCAACGCAGGCGATCGATGAGGCGAAGACGGCCGCAGTGAAGTCCGCACAGGCAGCGCAGACGGCTCAAGTCGCCGCTGTGCATGCAAAAGCTGCCACTGCAGATGCGCGCGCAGTCAAGAATGCCGTGAGCGATGGCATGCGTGCTGCAACGAAATCGGAGAAAAGACAGTAATGGAAACCGCATTCGTTCTAATCGTGGTCGGACTCATTGCGTTCGGGCTCGGGTTCTGGCTCGGTGTCAATACGAGCTTCAAGAACTGATGGAAAACTTCCTCAAGCTCGTGCCTTGGTGGGGCTGGCTGATCTTCTGCGGTGCCGTCATCAGCGGCAAGGCCGTCTATGACCATTATCAGCGCGAGATCGGGAAAACGCAGTGCGAGGCCAATTACGCCGCTGAAAAGGCGCGAGCCGACAAGCTGCAAACGCAGATCGACGGCCAAGCGGCCGCGCAGAACGCGCCGGTGATGGCGCGCTATAACGCACTCAATGAGGCACTGGCTTCCTATGACCGCTCGCCAATTGCTATTCCTGGCTGCGGCCGGGCTCCTGACGACATCGTGCGCGCCGTCAACGCATCTCACGCGCGCAAGAACCTGTGACGCCAATGCCGAGGCGATTTGCTTCGCGCAATGTCCTGTGCTGCGCGATTGGGATGGCGACACGTCGACTCTCGTATCGACGCTGACCGGCTGGGGTTTGCAGTACGAGTTGTGCGAATCACGCCGCGCTGCATGCGCGAATTGCCTCGATCCTTCCCGCGCCGCCGGCGCACTGCGGAGTACGAAATGACGAAGTACATGTTGAGTATCCTCCTGTTCATCGCCGCGGTGTTCTGTGCTGCAGCGCTCGCGGAGCCGGTCAATTGCAACAACGCGCAGGGAACCGTAGCCATTCCAGGAACGGCTCTGACGGTGAATTGTCCGAGCTCGACAGTTCCGCCTCCACAACCGCCTCCGGTGCAGCCTCCATCGACAGGTTGCGATGCGAGCCAGCTTTCGAGTGCTGTCGGCGGCAAACGGCTGAAGCGTCAGTGTGCTGTATCTATGACTGTCTGGCCGAATGGTGCGAGCTACGGCGGTGACGCTACCGATCTCGGCAAGGTGCTGAATGGAAGCTCGTTCCCCGCTTTCGCCTATGCTGGATACTCGCCCACTTTCACCGTGAATTCCGGCTCATATATCGCCTTGGCATTCACGCCAAAGGCTCAGGGTGCATTTCAACTCGCGGCCAATCCGAGTTATGGAGACGGCGGAACGATATCGCTGAGTACGGTCCCCGGGGCACTGACGAGGGATGCGGCTGGCGCAATCTGCGTCCTTAACCGCGGCAGTAACAATAGCCTCTACGTCAGCACAATTGCTGGATCGATCTGCCAGGTGCAGGCAGGCACGACCTACTTCGTCAACATCTCTGACGTAGATACCTTGGGCAACAACCTGTGCTTTAAGGGCATGCCCAATACCTGCGCTTCATCGACGCTGAGTTATACGGTCTACACGTCAGGTCGTTGAGCGAATGCCGCCGTACGCCACCCCACGCCACAAGCCGATGAATCGGTGCTCGCCTGTTCATCAGGTAGAGCAGACCGATCGGCAAGCAAAACGCGCACTCGCAACGAACAGCTCGGCATGGCGCCGCATTCGCACTCGCGTGCTGTTCGAACAACCGCTATGCCCGAACCATATCGATCGAATCGTGCCAGCAACGCAGGTCGACCATATCGACGGCAATGCCAGCAACAACGCACGCGATAACCTGCAAGGGCTATGCGCCTCCTGCCATAGCAGCAAGACGAACCGCGAGCAGGGCGGATTCGGCAACCCGACGCCGCGAACCTGAACGAGGTTACAAACCTGAACACGAACCTGAACAACCTGAACGGATTTGCAAACCTGAACGGGAAGGGGGCAGTGAAAAGTTTGGAGCATTTCGCCTTCGATACGGGCGGCCAGTCAAATTTTCACACCGTCAAAATCCAATAACTCATTTTTATGGGACGAAAGGCCAAACCGACCTCGCTTAAGCTGATCCAGGGAACCACGAGGCCGGATCGCGACCCGAGTGACGCCCCCGAGTTCGCTCCGGTGCGCGAGTTTCCGGAGTCGCCGATGCACCTGAATCCGGATGGCGCGAATATGTGGCGCGACCTGGGGCCGAAGTTGGTTGCCGCCGGCATCCTGCAGGAAGTCGATTTGTATCCGCTCGAACAGCTCTGCTACGCGTGGCAGCGCTTCCGCAAGAAGGCCAAGGCGGACATGGACGTGACCGCCTCCGAGGACAACGCGCTCAAAGCGCTGTGGTCCGAATTCGGCATGACGCCGGCGGCTCGGCGCCGAGTCGCCGCAAACCTTGTCGATCCTGATGCGCCTCCCGTCCAAAAGGGCAACGCATTCGCCGGAATCGGTAAGCGAACCTCGTAATTTTGTCGCCATCGCCGTCGCTTACGCGAAGGAGGCGGTCGCTGACAAATCGAGGCGGAAGTTCGGGAAGTGGACGCGGCTGGCTGCACGACGGTTTCTCGCCGACCTGAAGCGCGCGCGCGGCCGTCGCGCACCGTTCCGGTTCGATGAATGGCATGCAGCGGATCCATGCCGGTTCATCGAGGCATTGCCGCACGTTGAGGGGCGGTGGGATACGCCGAACATCGTCCTACATCCCGCGCATGTGTTCTTCGTGGTCAACCTGTTCGGCTTCCGCAAGCCGGACGGGTCGAGACGCTTCACAACGGCACTGCTCGCGGTGGCGCGCAAGAATGCGAAGTCGACGCTCGCCGCCGGCATCCTGCTGTATTGCGAGCTGTGCGAGGGCGAGCTTGGCCCGCAGGTTGTGTCCGCGGCGACGACGGGCGCGCAGGCGCGCATCGTGTTCAACATTGCGAAGCGCATGGTCGAGCGAACACCAGACCTGCGGGTGGCTTTCGGTGTGGAACCATTCGCCAATGCGATCGCATGCATCCCGAACGGCGGCACATTCAAGCCGATCAATGCGAAGGCATCGACGCAGGACGGGTTGAACCCGTCCGCGATCGGATGTGATGAGGTACACGCGCACAAGACGCACGACCTGCTGAACGTACTCAAATCGGCGGCGGGCGCGCGGAAGAATCCGCTGCTGCTGCTGACCACGACCGAGGGCTACGAGACGCCTGGGCCCTGGCCGGAGCAGCGGCAGTTCGCGGAGAACGTTCTGCTCGGCGTGCTCGAGGCGGATCACTACCTAGCCTTGATTTTCGCCGTCGACGACGACGACGACGATTTCGACGCGGCGCGCTGGCAGAAGGCGAACCCGTTGATGGATGCGAATCCATTGCTCGCTGCGGAGATCGCGAAGGAAGCGATCGAGGCGAAGGCAATGCCGGGCCGGCTCGGCGAGTTTCGCATCAAACGATTGAATCGCAGATCCTCGGCTGCGAAGGCTTGGATCGACTTGACGCGCTGGCGGCAGTGCGGTGGCGCGGTCGATCTGGACGCGCTCGTGGGCGTGCCGTGCTGGGCCGGGCTCGACCTTGCGAGCACGCGTGACCTGTGCTCGTTCCGTCTGGTCTGGAAACTCGACGAGGTGTATCTGACCGCCGGCTGGCGATGGGTGCCGGCCTGGGCGGTGGCGCAGCGCACGGAGCGTGGCACGGTGCCGTATGCCGGCTGGGTGGCCTCGGGGCTGATTCAGCAGACGGATGGCGATGTGGCGGACTATGCCGTGGTCGAGCGCGATATTGCCGCGCTTCACGAGCGGTTTCGCCCGGCCCTGATCGCCTACGACGCGTGGAACGCACGCGACCTGGTCAACCGATTGGTTGACCGCGGACTGCCGATGATCGAATTCATCCAAGGGCCGCGCAGCTATCACCCCGCGATGCAAGAGCTTGAGCGCGCGTACATCGCTGGTCGGCTCGCGCATGGTGGTGATCCGGTACTGACGTGGTGCGCGGCGAACGTAGTGCCGCGGTACGACGCGAACATGAATGGCGCGCCGGACAAGAAGCGCTCGGCAGACAAGATCGACGACATGACTGCGCTGTTGATGGGCATTGGCGTTTCCCTGGGCGAGCAGCCCAAACCGAAGAAGATCAACCAAGGATTCGTGGTGCTATCAGATGTTTGACTGGCTGTTTGGCAAAGACGAGCCGAGCCCGCGCAAGCGGGTAGAGCCCACAATCAGCAATAACGCCGATGATTCCAAGATCATCACGTCGTCCGATTACGACGGCATGATGTCGATCTTCGGTGATTTGCCGACTGCGGCCGGTGCCGTTGTGAATGACAAGACGGCGATGCGCGTGTCCGCCGTGTACGCGTGCGTGCGCCTCATCGCCGGTGCCGTTGCCAGCCTCCCTTTGAAGTTCTACGAGCGCACGGACGATGTTCCGAAGCTCATCAAGCACGACTATTGGTGGCTCCTGAACGAGCGGCCGAGCGCGAATTTCAGCGCGGCGACGATGTGGGAACAGGCGGTCGCGCAAGTTCTGCTCCGCGGAGATGCGGTCGCATATCTCGTCCGCAATCGGGCGTTCCAAGTCACGTCGATCATTCTCTGGCCGCGCGATCGAGTGACGATCTATCGCGTCATTCCGGACGATCCGCGCGTGGCGCCGCGGTTGCGCTACTACTTCCAGGCGCTCGACGGCTATTTCGGTGCCGAGCAGGAAGATGTCCTGCATTTCCCCGGATTCGGGTTCAACGGTTGGCAGTCGCTATCCGTGATCCAGTGGGGCGCGCGCACCGGCATCGGCATCGCGATCAAGAGCGACGACTTCGCCGGCAAGTTTTTCGGACAGGGCGCGCAGCCGCAGTTCGCTGTGAAGGCTCCGGGCGAGATGACTATCAAGCAGCAGGAAGACTTCCGTCGCTCATGGGTCGCGAAATACAGCGGCAGCGGCCCGAACGGAATTCCACTCATGCTGACCGAGGGCCTCGACATCCAGCAATTGACGATGACCGCCCAGGATGCGCAGCTCATCGAGTCGCGCCAGTGGCAGGTAATCGATATCGCGCGCGCGTTCGGCGTGCCGCCGTTCCTGATCGGCGAGACCGAGAAGCAAACGAGTTTCGGCGCCGGTGTCGAAAACATGGGCATCGGCTTCGTGAAATATACACTTCGGCCTCATCTCGAACGTATCCAACAAGAGCTCAACCACAAGCTGTTCGGCACCGCGCGCTATTTCGCGGAATTCGACGTCGATGGGTTGATGGAAGCCGACATCAAGGCGCAGGCCGAGTACTTCAAGGCGGCGCTCGGCGGGACGCAAAGCCCGGCGTGGATGACGCCGAACGAAGTGCGTCGCCGCAAGAACATGTCGCCGATCGACGGCGGCAACGAACTCAGCAAACCGAAGGACAATCCCAATGCGCAAACACCCCCTGCTGCAACTGGCGGCTGACAACGCGCGCGCATCCAAGCCGCTGCGCGCAGAGTCCAGCGGAGACGAAGCGACGATCTATCTGTATGGCGTCATCGGCGGCTGGTGGGGCGATATCGACGCCCAGGAATTCGCCAAGTCGCTCGCCGCAATAACCGCGGGCACGATCCACCTGCGCATCAATTCGCCCGGCGGCGATGTGTTCGACGCGCGCGCGATGATGACGGCAATTCGCCAGCATTCGGCGAACGTCATTGCGCACGTGGACGGATTGGCCGCGTCGGCGGCGACCGATATCTGCATGGCGGCGGACGAGGTGGAGATCACACAGGGTGCGTTCTTCATGATCCACAACGCTTGGACGGTCGCGATCGGCAACAAGACCGATATGCGTACTACTGCCGATTTGTTGGAGAAGGTCGACATCGCGATCACGAACGACTACGCCGTACGATCGAAACAGGATGCCGCGCAGATCACGAAATGGATGGATGCTGAGACCTGGTTCACCGCCGACGAGGCGGTTTCGAACGGGTTTGCCGATCGCGTGGTCGAGGCGGCGGCCAAGCCGGCGAATGCTTGGAACCTGTCGGCTTATCAGAACGCGCCGCGCGCGCTGACCGAGTCCATTCCGGATCCGGAAGCGCATCGCGCGCACCTTGAGCGGCATCTCAAGCTGCTCGCCATGAATTCCGCGTAACGGGTGCTCCCGCACGCTGAAGCAAAGCCGCCTCCGGGCGGCTTTTTTATTTCCCACCATCGAAGGAAAAGGCAATGACGAACAAGATCACCGCCATGCGGGAGCGCCGTAATGCGCTGGCGAAAGACACCCGCAACCTGCTCGACCAGAATCCGGGCGCGAACTGGAACGCCGAGCACCAGAAGAAGTATGACGAGAACACGGCCGAGATCGTACGCATCGATGCTGAGCTCGACCGTCACCAGAAGATCCTCGACCTCGAAGCCGAGCGCGATTTCTCGAAGCTGATCGGCAACGACCCGGGCGCGAACGGCGGCGGCGAGAAGGACCAGACCGAAGCGGCGGCCGTGAAATCGTTCCTGCGCGGCGGCCTGTCGAACTTGTCAGATGATCAGCGCGGCCGCATGCGCCAGCGCCAGAACTCCGACATCCAGAACGCCATGTCGACCACGACCGGCAGCGAGGGCGGCTATACCGTTGCGGAGGAATGGAACAAGAAGCTCGAGGAAGCGCTCAAGGCATACGGCGGCATGCGTGCCGTCGCAACCGTCATTCGTACGGCGACTGGTGCGGCGCTGCATTTCCCGAAGACGGATGCAACGTCAGAGGAGGGCGAGATCGTCGGACAGAATGTCGCGGCAAGCGCGCTGGACACCACGTTCAGCACGGCCCTGCTCGGCGCGTTCAAGTACAGCTCGAAATCAATCGCCCTGCCGTTCGAACTTCTGCAGGACAGCTTCCTGGACATCGAGTCCTACGTCCTGAAGCTGCTCGCGACCCGCATCGGCCGCATCCAGAACCGCCACTATACCGTCGGTGCCGGCACGACCGAGCCGTTCGGCATCGTTACGACAGCATCGGCGGGCAAGGTCGGCGCGACCGGCGAAACGCTCACGGTGTCGTATGACGATCTGGTGGACTTGGAGCACAGCGTCGACCCGGCGTATCGCGGCAACGGGAAGTACATGATGCACGACACTTCGGTGAAGGTGCTGCGCAAGCTGAAGGATGCGCAGAACCGCCCGATCTTCGTGCCGGGCTACGAGGCGAACGCCATGATCAATGGCGGCGCGCCGGACACGCTCATGGGCCGCGCAATCCAGGTCAATCAGAACATGCCTGTGATGGCTGCGAACGCGAAGTCGATCCTGTTCGGCGACTTCTCGAAGTACACCATCCGCGACGTGATGGACCTGACGTTGTTCCGCATGACCGACAGCGCCTTCACACTGAAGGGTCAGGTCGGCTTCGTCGGCTTCCTGCGCAGCGACGGTAACCTGATCGATGCCGGCGGCGCAGTGAAGTATTTCCAGAACTCGGCGACCTGACCCGAGCACTCGGCCTTCAACCCAATCGCGGGGCGGCGCTTCGTCGCCCCGCTCGGAGAATCTCATGGCAAAGAAAGACACCACCGGTGGCGGCAATGCGCGCGTCCTCGTCGATTGTCACCTCGGCAAAATCAACGACGTCGTTTCGCTTGGCGAGGACGAACTGAAATCCGCTCTGGCCGCAGGTCTTATCGACAACGACGATGCGGCGGTGAAGTTCGCCGAAGCGCTCAAGCCGGCCGAGAACAGCGAGCAGGCGTAATCCATGACCATCACTGTCGTCACGCAGGCGGGGTCGCCTGCGGTCACGCTGGATCAAGCGAAGAGGCATCTGCGCTATGTGCTTTCCGATCAGGACGACCTGATCGGACTGTACGTTCAGGTCGCGACCACGCACGTCCAGAGGATTTGCGAGTTTGCGATCGGACAACAGGTATGGATGCTGACGCTCGATGCGTTTCCGGCGACCATCGAACTGCCTGGCGGTGCAGTATCCGCCGTGACGACAGTGGCATATGTCGACCAGTCCGGCACGGATCAGTCGTTGCAGCCGACGGATTTCCGTCTCGACTCCAAGAGCACGCCGGCGCGCTTGACGCCCACCAGCGCGCAGGGCTGGCCGTTCACGGCACCCGTAACCAATGCGGTGTCCGTGACGTACACGGTAGGTAGCGATGACGTGCCGGCGCCGCTCAAGTCTGCGATCCTGTTGATCGCCGGCGATCTGTTCGAGAATCGGCAACAGATCGATATGGACAGCCGCGCAGTCGTCGCGGAATCGCCAACCGTGCGTCGGCTGATCTTTCCATACCGGCGAGTCCTGCCGTGAGGATCGGAACTCTGCGGCACCTCGTCAGCATCGACGAGCCGATCGAAACACGCGATGGGGAAGGAAACACCTCGCTGAGCTGGCAGCCCTTCGCGGAAAACCTGCCTGCGTCGATCGAACCCGTATCTGCACGCGAGTTCATCGCTGCCGCAGCCACGGAGAGCGCGGTCAGTGTGCGTATCGTGATTCGTTTCGTTCCTGGCATTCGGGCAAAGATGCGCGCGCGGCGCCTTGACGACGGCCGCGTCTACGACATCGAGGGAGTGCTCGAAGATCCCCGCAGCGGCCAGGCCTATATCACGCTGCCGTGCAGCACGGGCGTAAACAATGGCTAGCGTAAAGATCGAGGGGCTCGATCAGATCGTCGCAAACCTCCGCGCATTGCCCGCAGCCATCGCCGGCAAGGGCGGCGGTCCGATCCGGCAGGCCTTGTTCCAAGCGGCGAAGTTGATTCGTGATGACGCGCGAGCACGCGCTCCGGTCGATGCTCGTTCGGATCGCGTCGGGCCGCATCTGCGCGACCAGATCATCATGAAGCGCGATCCCAATCCGCGTGCTGTCGACAACGCCGCCGAGCGATACATCGTCACGGTGAAGTACAAGGCGAAAAAGTATACGAATAATCGAAAAAATCGCCGTCGGGGCTTGGTCGGGCAGTCCTACCAGAACTTCGGCGATTTCTACTACTGGCGGTTCATTGAGTTCGGCACCTCAAAGATGCCGGCGCGCTCCTTCCTTCGCGCCGCGTTCGAAGCGAACAAGGCGGCACTCCCGAACATCACGCGCGATGCCCTCGCCACTGGCATCGCCAAAGCGGTGCAGAAGATGGCCCGCACATGACCGCACCGATCTACCAATGGCTGAGCACCGACACCGCAGTTGCGGCGATCGCCGGCACGCGCATCTACCAGACCATCGCTCCGCAGGACGTGGTGAAGCCGTACGTCACCTGGAACATCGTCGGCGGTCATTCCGAATCGTACCTGTCCGAAGGGGCTGGGAGTGATCAGCAGCGCATCCAGGTCGATGTCTGGGCTCTCGACGGGGTAGGGCGGAAGAACCTCGCCAACGCTGTGCGCGACGCGCTCGAACCATACGGCTATCCGGTCGGCGTGCCGATGGATGACTACGAGAGCGACACGAAGCTCTTTCGCATGATGCTGCAATTCAACTTCTGGACGCCGCACTAGGCACGGTGCGAACGACTGGAAAAAGCAACCCGCCTTGTGCGGGTTTTTTTGTGCCTGAAAAACCTACCACGAGGAAATTGCAATGAGTAATGAAGTCAAAACCCAGGGTTTCGAGCTGTACGTCATCGATGACGTTTCGGTTCTACCCGCTCCGGTTCAGACAGCGGCCGCCATGGCGGGAACCGGCGGTACGGTCGCCGCCGGCACGTACTACGCCAAGATCACGGCCGTGAATGCGCAGGGCGAAACGATCGGCTCCAATGAGCAGTCGATCACGACGACCGGCTCGACATCCACAATCACGTGGAATTGGGGCGTAGTCGCTGGTGCAACCAGTCACCGTATCTATGTCGGCACCGCCGCCGGCGCGGAAAGTTCGTATTTCACCGTCGCTGCGGTGGGCACGTACACGCAGACCACCACGGCGGGTACCGCGGGCACGGTCCCCACGACCAATACGGCCACGCTGTCGCCGGCCCTGCGCAAGATTGCCAACGTCACCGATATCGGCGAGTTCGGCGCGCAGTCGAACGACATCGACACGACGAACCTCGACAGCACCGGAAAGGAATACATCCAGGGCCTGCCGGATTTCGGCAATGCGCAGATCAAGGTCAATCTGAAGAAGGGCGACATCGGCCATAAGCTGCTCAGCAAGCTCGCCTCGGCCGGAGGCGATACGCGCAAGAAGTGGGCGATCCTCGGCTCCGGCGGCGTCTCCGTGCCGGCAGTGTCCGCTGGTGCCTATGACTTTTCCGCTGTCACCGATCGCGACTACTGGTCGTTCACCGCGGGCGTGAAGTCGTTCCGCTTCCCCGTCAGCCTCGACCAGATCGTCAAAGCCACGGTCGATCTGAAGATTTCCGGCTCCGTCACGACCTCCCTCAACGCGTAAGCGACACCAACGGCGAGCACTTCCAACGGCTCGCGGTTGGCGCGGACGGCTCTGTGTCGTTCGCCGTGGCGCATCCCCTGCGCCAACCGCTTCTCTGAGGTATCCCCATGAAGTTCATCGATTCCCTTGCCGACTTTGTCGGCAGCGCCGTCACCGCTCGCGAGTTCGAGCACAACGGCAAGACCCGCACCTTCTACGCGCGCGAGCTCGCCGCGGACGAAGCCGAGAAGCTCTATGACATCGTCGGCACCGATGGCAAGCCCGATCCGAAGAAGGCTAAGGGCTTCCGCAATCGCATCATTGCGACCTGCATCTGCGATGAGACCGGCAATACGGTCCTGACGGAACAGGAAGCCGGCAAGCTGCCGAACAAGCTCGCGACCAAGCTCCAGGCCTTCGCCATCGAGGTGAATACCGCCGAAAAAAAGGACTTGGAAGCGTAGAGCGGCTTTGGCACGTCTTGGCGCTCCGGCTCGGTTATCCGGTCGGAGTGCTGAAACGGATCATGTCAGCGAAGGAGTTCGCACGCTGGCAGTTGCTCTACGAGCAGGAGCCCTTCGACGACGAATACACCTTCCGCCTTCCCGGCGCGATGGTCTGTTCCATCGTCGCAAACGTCAACCGTGACCCGAAGGCTCGCAAAGAGCCTTACTCCCCTTCCGATTTTCTCCCCTTCGCCGGCCGCGCGCTGCTGGAGGACGAGGCGCAGCCGGAAGAAACCCAAACCGACGACGACATCCGCGAACGGCTCAATGCCATCGCGTCGACGATGAATGGAACGCCGCTGAAATGAGTGAATCACTCGGCAAATTTGTCATCGATCTGGAAGCCCGGATCGCCAATCTGGAAAGCGATCTCGGCCGCGCCGAACGTCTTGCGCAGAAAGCTGCGCGTGAGATGCAGGCATCGTTCGAGAAAGGTTTCAAGGCGATCGAGCAGGCGGCGGATCGTGGCAAGGACGGTGTTCTTGAGGCGTTGAATGCGCTCACCGGGCTGAGCGCTGCTCAGCTCGGCATCGGCGCAGTTGTCGCCGGTCTCGGCGAGATCACGAAACACGCGCTGGAAACCGCCGACGTGCTGAACAAGATGTCTCAGCGCGTCGGCATCAGCGTTGAATCGCTATCTGGCTTGAGCTATGCCGCGCAGCTTGCCGACGTCGATGTCGAATCTTTCCGCGGCGGCCTCGAGAAATTCGCGAAGGCGGCGAGCGCGGCGGCCGGTGGCAGCAAGGAACAGGCCGCGGCATTCCAGGCGATCGGTGTCGCGACGAAGGATGCAGGCGGAAACATCCGCCCGATGGAACAACTCCTCGTCGAGACGGCGGGGAAGTTCGCCGGCTTCAAAGACGACGCGAACAAGACCGCGCTGGCAATTGCGTTGTTCGGCAAGTCCGGTGCCGCGCTGATCCCCTTTCTCAACGAAGGCAGCGAGGGCATCCACAAGATGTCTGCCGAGGCGAAGGCGCTCGGCTACGACTTCGCGGCCACGGCCAAACCGGCAGAAGAATTCAACGACAACCTGACCCGCATGAAGCTTGCGGCGGTCGGGCTGGGCAATGACATCGCGAAGGAATTGTTGCCATCGCTGCTCGCTGCCGAAGAAAAAACCCTCGAATTCATTAAATCGCTACGCGAGAACGGAACGCTCCAGTCATTCGCGAGCGCGATCGGTTTCATCGTTGAGCATCTCGACGCGCTCGTGGTAGTGCTCGGCACGCGCCTCGCGATCGGCGCGGCAATCAGCGCATTCGAAGCTTTGACGGCAGCGATCGCTGCCACCGGCGCCGCTGCTGCTGTTGCCGAGGGCGCGCTCGCGCTTCTAGGCGGCCCGGCCGGCGTGCTCGCGCTCGTGATCGGCGGCGTCTATTTGCTGACGACTCGACTCGACGAAAACCAGAAGGCGGTGCTCGCCTGCGAAGAGGCGATTCGGAAGTTGCGTGATGCACACGGTGAAGAGCGTGCTCAATTGGGCATTACCGGTGCCGCGCTGTCGAAAGATACCGCTGAGCGGCTGAAGAATGCCGAGGCGATTCTCGCCCAATTGGAGGCGAAGAATCTCGATCTGCAAAAAGCCAATGCGCGCGCTGGCGATGGCGGAAATGATGCTTTTGGGTTCGGCGATATTTCCGGGTATAGCCCACTTTCGCAGGCAATGGCGAAGCAGCGCAGCGAAGTCCAGGCGTTGCGCGAAAAACTCACCGAACTGAACCGCGAGCTGAGTATCAATGCCGCTCTGGAAGACTTGGGCGGCGAGGCCGCGAAGAAGGCGGCTCCGAACTTTACGGCGCTCGCGAAAGCGATGGGCGATGACGCTCTGAAGGCGCAAGCGAAATTCGACGATCTGCTCCGAAAAAGCTCGGAAACCCTCGTCGGCATTCTCGGCAAGCTAAATCCCGTCCAGAAGATCTATAGCGACTACGCGAAGGGCATCGCTGAGGCCAACAACGTTTATCAAAAGGAATTGGAACTCTCCGCCAAGTTTCCAGACAGCGCGGAGCGGATGCGCAAAGCAAAGGAACTGTTGATCGCGACGACGAACGCTCTGCAGTTTGCGACGAAGGCTGAAACGGATGCCTTCCTCAAGCAGCATGACGTCGTCAAAGACTACCTCGACAAGATCGCCGACGAGTCCGCGCTGATCGGCCTGACCGAGCGGCAGAAGGAAATCACCAAGGCTGTCGAAGACCTCACGCGCGCATGGGAGAAAAACACTCCGGAAGTGCAGGCGTGGCTGCGCCAGATGGGCATCGTCGATCCGACGTCCGAAGAAGGCCGCCGCAAGATCGCCGAACTCACCGGCGCGCTCTACGACAACAAGCAAGCCTGGGAACTGACGCAGCAGGCCTCGCGCGACTGGGTTTCGATCTTCTCTTCCGCAGCGGATCGCATCCTCTCGACCAGCGGCAATCTCTGGACGCGCTTCAAGGCTGGCTGGAAAGAGATGATCGATTCGGTCATCGCCTATACGGCGAAGCTCGCGCTCATCAATCCGATTTTGAACGGCCTGTTCGGTGGCTCAGCGGGGTTCTCTCTGCTGCCGACATTGGCGAATGCGTTCGGCGGCAGCGGCGGCACACCGGCACTGGTGCAGACCGGCGCAGCAGCAGCAAGCGCTGCCGGCGGGGGCGGCTTTGACCTGAACTCCATCGGCACGCTCGCCTCGCTGTTCGGCAATGGCGGCGACACAGCGGGCGGCGTCCAAGGTTTCGGCGGCATCACCGGCTTGTTCAGCGCATCGAAGTGGATCGACTACGGGAAAAACCTGTGGAGCGGGTTCTCGACGACGGCGAGCAATTTCTGGAATGGCGCGAATGGCGGCATGAACGGCGTCAATGTCGTCACTGGCCAGCCGTATAGCTTCGGGCTGAGCAATGGTGGCTACGGCTCCGCGCTCGGCCAGGGTCTGGGCATTGCGGGCGGCATCTATGCGGGCTACAACCGCGCGCAGAACGCAGACGGGGCATTCGGCAAGATCGGCGGCGGCCTGTCCTACGGCCTCGGCACATACGCGCTTGGCGCGGGTCTAGCGAGTGCAGTGGGCGGCGCTGGCTTCGCCGCTGGCGTCGGCGGTGCATTCGCGATTCCGTGGATCGGATGGGCCGCGCTCATCGCAATGGTCGTCGACAAGATCTCGGGCGGCAATCTGTTCGGCACGGGCTGGAATCCGACCGGCATGGCGCGCAGTACATTGACCGTCGGCGCGGATGATGTGTCAATCGCGAACCAGTACGAGGAAAAGAAGAAGAAAGCCCTCTTCGGAGGCAACGTCTACAAATGGGTTGATACCGCCGCCAGCGACGAGCAGAACGATTTCGCGAAGCAGTTGAAGGATGCGCTGATGCGCACGCGCGAGTCCGATGCGGCCGTGCTGGGTAGCCATATCGCCGACGTCATCACCGGTGCGTTCACGCAGAAGGTCGACAAGGACGGAAAGGTCCAGGAGCAGATTTCGACCGTCCTCGGCAAGACCTACAGCGAAGGGATCGACAAGTTCGCCGAGCGCATCGAGGCCGAGAACCGTATCGCGCAGATCAGCAGCGCGCGCGGCGACGATCAGGCATCGCAAATCGCCGAGCAGTATCGCAAGGATGCAGATCAGCTGGCGCAGGCTGCGCAGTTCCTCTTGCAGGCGCAGGTCGACATTCAGCATGGCATTGGCCTGCTCGGCGATGACCATTCGCTGATCGATATCGGCAAGGTCGTCAGCCAGCTTGCACAGCAGAACGAAACCCTCACGCAAACCTACCAGCGTCTGCAGGCCGAAACCCAAGGCCTGCAATCGACGCTTGACCTGATGGGCATCGACATCGGCAAGACCGGTGCCGAGTTCGTCAAATTTGCCGATGCGGCGACGAACGCCGCGGGCGGCGTACAGAACCTTCAAACGCTTCTGCAGGGCTTTCAGCAGGCGTACTACACCGCCGACGAGATCGCCAAGACGCAGATCGCCGCTTATCAGAAACAGGCGCAAAACGCGCTGTCCGTTCTCGGGCTTGATCCGACCGAATCGATGGCGGATTTCCGCAAGGCGTTCGAGGCGGCATTGCCGACGCTTTCGCCGGATCAGCTCATTCAATGGTTGCAGGCGGCGAACTATCTCGCGCAGGCGACGGCAGCGCAGAAGCAATATGACGATCAGCTCGCCGCGACCGCTGACACGCTCAAGCAAAATGCCGAGACGGTCAAGAGCATCCTCGCGCAGCTCGATCCTGCTGGCGATCCGCTTGCTGGCACGTGGCAGGGTACGCTCGCGACGATCAATGCGCAGTTCGACGCCGCGATCGAGAAGCTCAAGACCATCGGCGCGACCTCCGAGCAATTAGCGAAGGTCGAATCGGATCGAACGATCACCATCGCGAACGCACAAAAGGCCGCAGTCGGCAACTACGCGCAGCTCGTCCAGCAGATCGAGCAGGGCTTCGCCGAACTGCAGCATCCAACGAGCGATTTCCAGAAGGCCCTTGCAACGATCGGCGCGGCCGAGCGCGACACGATCGCGCAGCTCAACGCCGCCGCGAAGGCCGCGGGCATGCAGGCGGCACGCGAGCAGGATCTCGCGCTCGTGCACCAGTACGCCGCCGCGCAAGCCGCCGCCGCCGCACATCAGCTCGACCTCAGCGGCGCCGATCTCGTTTCGAAGCTCAAGGGCAGCAATGGCATTGCCCAGGCGGCGGAGTCGGCAGGCGCTGGATTGCAAGTGGTCGCGCAGGGCCTGAACTCGGTCCAAGACGCGATCGACAAGTTTCGCAACTCGATGCTGCTGGACAGCTCGTTGTCGCCGCTCAACACGCAGCAGCAGTACGACGAGGCGCTAAAGCAACTGCGGGCGACAGGCGACGAGAACATCGCGCGTACCGCGCTTGATCTTGCGCGCAAGCTTGATGCGACCGGCGATGACTACCGGCAGAAGTTCGATCTGATCACTTCGCTCGTGCGCCCCGGTGCCGATACGTCAGGGGTCACCGGCAGAAGCGCAAGTTCCGCGGCAGCAGGGTCTGGCACACAGCTCTCTGAGCTCGAGAAGAATCAGATCGCGCAGCAGATCGCCCAGGCCGCGGCGGACAAGAGCGGTTTTACCGGCGACAGCTATGCCGATGTGTTGAAGGGCTGGGGGTATAGCCTTGATCAACTCGGCAAGGACTTGGGTATCCAGGGCAAATCGCTCGACGACTACCTCACATCACTCAAAGCCCACAGCTATTCTCTTGACGATCTTTCGAAGCTGGTCACCTCGGAAGTCGATCGCATTGTCAAAGCGATTCAGGATGCTTTCCCGCAAACCGTCGTAACCGCTGACACGACGATTGTCGGCGACAAGACCGCGCCGATCACAAAGCAAATTAAGACGCCAGTGTCGATCACTGCGCCTGCCGTTGGCGGCAGTACGGAATCGCAGAAAGCCGAAGAGCTGCAACAGAAATCAGTCGACGTACAGCAACAGATGGTCGATCTGCTCAAGGCTCAGACCGACGTATTGCTCGGCCTGGGCAAGATATTGGCGTCGACTGGCGTTGCGACGGAGGATGCCGTGCACGATTTGGGGCCGAAGCTCGACGATATGGCCTCGGGACTCCGGGCGCTAAACGATGGTGTGCGCAGTGTGCGCACTCGTGATTCGGTGTTGTCGTGATGGCTAGTTTCGCCGCCCTCATGCATATCCAGCTAGGCTTGACGGTCATCAATCCGTTCCGTTTCGCACGGATCGGTGTGCCGTTCTCGCAGACGCTGATCGTCATCGGTGGCACTGCGCCGTATTTCTTCGAGCAGCGCAGTGCGTTGCCGACAGGCTGGATGTTCGATGAGGCAACCGGAACGTTGTCGTGCCCATCACCGCTGGTGACCACCTTCAGCTTCGACGTGTACATCCGCGACACCGGCTTCGACAACGAGATGCTGGCGACCTTCACCGTGATCGTGCTGTTCGAATACGACTACATCCTTGACGAGGCAGGCAACGTGATTACGGACGAATCGGGCGATCCGATGGTGGTGGAGACATGAGCCAGTTCTCCACCTTCGGCATTGCCAACAACGTCGATCCGATCACGCTGGTCGGCCTGCAGAACGGCGGCAACGTGCGTGCGGTCGATGCGGCGCTCAAAGCCTATCTGATGCGTCTTGGGCTTTCGCCGCGCTTCATCGTGCCGTGCCTCGGCGGCGTTGCCTCGACGAAGTACGACTCCACGAACAAACGTCGGATAGGCACATTTCACTTTAAGCCGGCCCTGGCGCAATGGAACTTGTCGGCGACTTCGACGGCGACGCTCTGCATGCTGCTCGAAACGACGAACGGGGCCAATGCCGCGCATGGCGAGTTGTTTCAGCAGGACGGCACGGGCGGTCCGCAGCTGATCGCCACAACCACGACGACGACTAACCTTGTCGCGACACCCTGCACGGCTGACGTGACTGCGGCATTCCTTGCCGCATCGCCGGAAGCCACGTTCATCGGACACATCTGGCTGACCACTTACAACGGCATCGACTGGGCGACTTGCTCGAACGCTTGGATCGAAGTTCAACCGTGAAGGAAAAATGAGATGGCACTCCCCACACTTTCGAAGTCTTGGATATTCAACTGCAACAACCTCATAGCGGCGCAAGGGACTGTGGTGCTCGACAACCAGACACTGCTTCTGGCGGTGGTCAATGCCTTATTGGCCACAGGGAAATGGACTGTCTTTTATTCGTGTAATTCGGTCGCAGCGGGCACTGCTGGCGATGGAGTAAATCGCTGGCTAACCCCGACCAATTTGGTTGGTAACTCGCCGGGTTCTGCTCATTCGTGGATAGTGTTAAAGAACACGAATATGCCCGGTGGCAACTATCAAATCCTGATCGAAGTACCAGGCAACATCACCAGCGCCGGGCTCACATTCAAACGATCAATCAACGCCGGATTTACTGGCGGCTCCACTACGAACGCGCCAACATCCACAGACCAAGTATCGTTCTTAGCCACCGCCGCGTATGGCGGTCCCAGCAACGACCAAGCCATGCGCTGGTCTGTCGAAGTGAGTACTGATGGTCAGTGCACGCGCGTAATATTCGCCGCCGGCGGCGCATTGCGTGGGCTTTGGTATCTGGAAAAAACGGCCAATCCAGACGCAGGTACTACATACCCAGTGGCAGAGTTTGTCGGTGGAACCAATACCGGTTCATACACACCGAGTCTTACTGCAATTCAGATATACCCACTTGCCGGAGTAGCAGGAACGGCAAGCGTAGGCTATGTGAGCCAGCTTACAAACCTGACTTCTCCCAGCTCGATCAATCTTAATTGGCCTATTGTTCCGGCGTGCGCGGTAGGCACAACGGGGGCTTTCGGTTACTTGGGCATGTTCCAAGATATGTGGGTTGGCTCGGCCAGCATCGCGTCTGGCGATAGCTATCCAGGTGCGCCGAATTGGACGGCGAACACCGTCTATGCTCTTGGTGCGCAGGTCACCAACGGATCGAACGTCTACACCTGCACCACTGCCGGAACATCCGCTGCAAGCGGCGGCCCGACTGGCACTGGCACCGGCATTGCCGACAACACCTGCGTTTGGAGCTTTTTCTCGGCAACGAACCAGTTCGTGCAGGTCGGTCAATACATCCTTCCCTGGAACGGCGGAGCGTTCAACCTGACATGACCGCACGCGCCGGTGGTTTTTATAACGTATTCCCGAGCCAGGCATCCGCCTTGCTGGGTCAGCACGGCCGGAGCGCTGGGTCGTTCTATACGTTTCAAACCAATCTCCCGATCTACAAAATGACGGCCTACTTCACGGTCGCACCCACGACGGAAACATGGATTGGCCACGGCTCGCCGAACACAACCGTTCCCAGTGGTCGTGTGCCTATCTCCATTGATCACATTCCGCTATTGCTTCCATGAGCCACTACGCTGCCATCATCAACATCGAGCCTGCTATGAGCAAGCGATTTGCAATCGTCGACGACGGCGCCTCGCTTGGCGCACATCTTGAGGTGCAACAGGGCGGCCTGGTCGTCACGTACGACACGAACGGCACGGACATTCACCGCAACGCGCGCTGCACGCAGGCGGTGTCGGATTCGCGTTGGAACTATGAGTGCGCGTTCTACGGTACCGAGGCATTGAGTGGCTCCAATGCCGTCGTTGGTTTGATTCTCAACAGCGCAGGCAACAACTTCTGCCCGGGCGATGTGGCAAACAGCTTTGCGTATTATCCCGGCACGGGCGAATGCAGGGCCGGCGGCTCCCTGCTGGCCACGGTGGCCACGATGGCCAAGCAGCGGCCGATCCGCTGCGCGCTCGATCTCGTCGCGAACACATGGGCCGTCTATGCCGGCACGCTATTGTTGTATTCGTTCGCGCTGCCGGCTGGACAGACATGGGTGCCGGCGGTCGCGATCGGCGGAACAACGGCCTACGGGCTGAGTGCGTATTTCAACTTCGGCAGACGCAAGCTATTCAATGAGCCGCTGACCAACTTCAAGCCCGGTATTTTCGTCTCGAATACGATCGGCGCGTCGCTATGGTTGAGCGATATCGATCTGCGCCTGCCATCGATGGCGACGCCGCCGAATCAGTTATACGAAGCGCGGATCAAGGATCCTGAGAAGTTTTCGATTCACCAGGGCATCCAGTTCTGGCCGGACGGGAAGACGAGTCGGAGTTTCTCGGCCAGTGATATCCCGCTCGACAACCAGGATGGTGCGCTGGACTTCTTGTTAGCCGCGCAGCCGCGCGGCGCGAAGATTACCCATATGGTGCTCGATCTTGAAACGCCGGGAGCGTTGCCGATCATCGTGGCGACGACGTTGGTCGACAAGATACAGCAGCCTGATGCAGGGACGCTCACGATCAAGCAGCGCGATGTGCTTTCGCGCTGGGATGTGCCATTGCAGCGCCAGATGTTTCCGCCCTGGGTCGATCCGGGCGCGGCGAATCGGCCGATGCCGATTACGCTCGGCGTGTGCCGCAACGTAGTGCCCACTCTTGTCGATCAGAACGCGGGGAGCCCGATCTATGCTTTTCACGATGCTGCGCTGACGGCGCTGGGCATCCAGCGCGATATGGGTGATCCATTAGACCCGACTGCCGATCCACCGGATTACACGCCGTCTGGCGACGGGCGGGGCATCATCTTCCGGACGAATCCGACTGGCCGGCCGAGCGGAGATATTTCATCGAGCGGCAGCAGTACGATTACTCCAATCACCGGAACTGACCTCCTCGGAGGCGTCGGCGCAATGACGACGGCGAGCGGAGGCGCTGGCTCGATGCCGACCGGATGGACGCATGTTGCACGCCCACCTGGTCACCTAGCGACGATCACCAGCCAATGGACGAATGCCGGTGGTGGCCGACTCCAAGTGACGCTCGATACCTGGCAAGGTCTTGCGTTCAATATGGCCGACTATTCCATCGATCGCGCCGCCTGCGCACTGGTCGCTGGCGATCGCTACCGCATCGAATTGAATGTGTCCTCATTTACCACCACGCTGTCCAAGTTGGCGGGATCGATTTTGCGCATAGCCGCGGTCGATTCCGGCGGCGTCGCGCATCTGATTCCATCGGCAATTTGGGGTTCGTTTGCGGTCGGTCACTACACGGCGGAATTTACGGCAGCGGTGAATGCCGTATCGATCGAAATTAACATATACATAGAAGTGATCGGTGGCACGGTCACGGCGCCGTTCGTGACACAGATCGATGACGTTACGGTCGTGCAGTTGCCGAGCGCGACGGTTGTGTCCGACCTTCAGGGCATCAACTTCGCGGACTACCAGTACGAAATGATTGAAGTTCGCGGCGGCGGCACAAGCGCCGATTGGTCGCGTGCGGATGCGGAGGCGATCGATGCGGCAAAGCCATACTTGTTTGGCGTGCATATTTCCGACGTGGTGACTGTCACGGCCGGCATGAGCGCGCCATGCGATACGTTCGGCGCGGCAATGACGAGCGATGCCCAGGGGGTCGTGCGATGGGTTTTGCAGGTCAAGCCAAGCACTGTGCCGGACGGGCAGATCATCTACCAGTTCAATCGCACGAATATGGCCGGGTTGCCGCTAGGCGACGGCGATGATGCTCCCGGCTTGACGACGAAAGCCGGCGCGAAGCACAACTGGCCACCACTGCCCACCGATTCGGATTTTGTTGACGATTTCGATCCCACAACCGGCATCGATGCCGAGACACGCACGCGTTTCAAGCGAGTGTCGCAATATCAGGTGGATGCCACATCGGTTCCTGCTCACGTCTATGAATTCGCGATCGACGCCGGCGAGCTACCGATGCTTACCGATAACGTGGCAGACACCCAGGCACAGCATGATTCGATGCTGGATCAGTATGAAGACGCCATCAATAACTATCGGTGGGAAGGCTACTTTGATCCGCTCAATTCGCCACTGTGGATGTGTGGAGCAGTGGTGCGCGTGACGTGGGAACGCAAGAGCGATAAGGATCGGCCGTCGGCGACGTTCGAGCCAGGGAAGAATCTGCTCATCAAAGAATTTGATCTGTACCCGTTCGCTGGGAAGATCGAAATCATCAAGGCGTGGGGTTGACATGTTGCTCAGTTTTGGACGTCCAGCAGGCTCGACGGTAGCGATTGCGAACTCCGCGTTCGTCGATGGAAATGCGCAGGTGCTCATTAATGGCCGACCGGGTTCGACGGCGAGATTTCCATGGCCGTCCGGTCCGCAAACCACGGCGACGAACATCATTATCACGGTGACGTTTCCGTATGCGATCGTGCCGCGCTTGGTCGGCGCGATGAATACTACGCTCCCGCCGGGAACGCTGTTTACGATGCAGTGGAAGCGGCCGGCCGATGGCGCCTACGGATACGGCGCGGTGACCGAGCGTGTCGTGCAGAAGCCACGAGGTGAGCGTGTGGTTTGGCGCGGCCTGTCGGCCGGCCTTGACCCTTGTATCGGCGTGCAGTACGTCATCAACAACGATGTCTACGGCGTGGCCTCGATCCCAGCGGGAAGCTTGCAGGATCTCGGCGAGTTATGGCAAGGCCCGGGAATCAAGCTCATTGCCGTCCCCGAATTTACGGAGAAGTACGACGATCCCTCAGTTGCCGACCTTTCGGACTGGATGCAAGCATGGTCTCGGCAGAAGACGAGCCGCCGCATCTTGACGCTCACGCCGACAGTACTCCAGGAATCGCAGGTCTACAGCGGAGGCATGGAGCAAGGCTATGACTTCGAATCTCTGATCGCGCAGATCGATGGCGGGCAGCGAAGTGTCATCGTGCCGCGGCATACAGATGCGAGCGGCGCATACTCGGCCGCCCTGACAAACCGTACCGCCCGATTCGGCTACCTATCCCAAGCGGCAACGAACAAGCATCTCTCCGGACTGTTCTACGGGCCAGGAGAGTGGGAGCACAAGGAGATTCCAATTCCGACTTAGTTTCCACTGCAATCGTCTGAACTCAGCCAGTCCCGCGCATAGACCGCAGCCTCGCGCGGAGTCTCGAATGGCCCGGCGCTGTGCTCGTGAGATGACCAATGCCAGCCATTCGAAAGATGATGGATTGAGCCGGCGAAAAACTCGCCGTGCATGACGTGCCAGTTCCGAAACTCGGAACATACGCCGGTTACTTCCGAGAACGTGATTTTCCCATCGCGCATGCGGGCAGTGTACGCGGGGGAATCTCAGGACGTGAGCGCGCGTGAAATGCTCCACGAAATGCCCCACAAACGATGCTCAAACCCAGCCCATCCATGCCCAAATAGCAAAAACGCCGCTAAGTAAAATCAAATACTTAGCGGCGCGGATTGGTGGAGGTGGGGGGAATTGAACCCCCGTCCGAAGACACTACATCCCTGGCTCTACATGCATAGCTCGCCGTTTAGTCTCATCCTGCGGCAACACGGCGCGCAAAGCGCACCGCAGGACCA